GGCCGGATTTGAATGTGCCTATTTAATTCCCGTAATTTCGGGCTTTTAAGTTTTTTGTACTACCTTTTGTACTACCAAATGAAAATTGAAATATATAATTAATAGTATTTATCCGTAGTTTTGGCCATCTCCTTTCTAACGTTTTCGCTTATGTGACCATAGGTATTTATGGTAGTTTGAATGTTTGAGTGTCCTATACGTTTAGAGATTGCATACATCTCCCAGCCTTCGGACATCATAGTTGTAACAAAGGTATGCCTTAAATCATACATTCTTATTTTTGGGACACCAGATTTTTCTATGTAGTAGTTAAAATGTTTCCTTAACGAAGTGTCGCTGTAAGGTTTATTTGTTTCTGGGTTCGTTAAAATAATCATATCATTACTTATAGTTAATCCCAAAGTATCAGTTAAAAATTTTCTGTAGTCTTCTATTTCTTTAATTAGTTTATCAGAAACATCTATTACACGTTTTGAATATTCGTTTTTAGTTCCTTTCAAAAATGTTCTAGACTTTGGATCATAGTCGATAGAGTGATTAATAGTTATGGTTTTATATTCTTTTGAAACGTCACAAAATCTTAATGCCCTTGTTTCTCCGAGCCTGTCCCCTAAACTAAAGCCTAGCAGAATAACCATTTTTATAACGTATGCGCAACGTTTTTTTGTACCAGAACCATTTAGTATATCTTTATCAATTTCGTTTAATATTGCCTTTAAATGGCAGGGCAACCAATATTTCATTTCTTTTTTTTCTTCTTTAAATTGCGGAATGGCGGTAGCGGGACTATAAACAATGCGTTCTTCTTTTATACACCAGTTAAAGAAACTTTTAAGTTCTATTAATATTCTGTTTTTTTGCTTTGTGGTCGTATCAGCGCCAGCTATTAATTTTTCTATATCAGTTTTTGTGATTTTGGTAATTGCGAAGTTGTCTAGTTGTTTTAGATAACGATTGTAAAAAATGTTTTTTCGTCTCCAGGAATTGTATGATAGGTTTGCTTTGCAGAACTTCATATATTCAACCCATGTATCTTCAAACGCGTTTTTGTTAATCGCCTCTAGTTTTTTAGTGATTCTGGTTTTTTTGTTGTCTCTTAATTTAAGCGCTATTTCAATGTTGAAGATTTTGTTTTGCTTTTCGTCTTTGCTAATGGTTGTCCTTGTGCCAGGGACTACAATAATATAGTTTTGATTTTTAATTGATTTGTAAATGTTTTGATATCTTGTTTTTTTATACCTTTTCATATCCATAACAGCATCGCCTCCTTTACTTTGCTTGCTTTTTTTGCTATAATGAGTATGCAAAAAGGGATTATTTCTTTCTATGTGGTTATAGGTAATAATTTAATTTTTGCGAATGACTGAGTGTTGCCGCACTTGGTCTTTTTTTATTCGCCATTTATTTTTTCTTTAATAGATTGTAAGTAGTTATCTGCACCGTCTTCATAACTTGCGCATTTGAAGGCTAATAAGTCGTTGTCGGCTTGTTCTAGTTGATTAAGCTCTATGTGTGCAAGTTCATGCAAAATAGTCCTCCTCTTTTTATAATAAGATAAATTGTCGTTAATCAATATGTTATTTATGCCCGAGTAATTAAACACCAGGCCGTCAATGTAAGAGGGAAGTTTTATATATGTGATAGAAGCGTTATATCCGTTTAGCAATTCTTGTTGGGTTATGTTTCCCTCTAACATATCAATTATCATAGTCGACTCCCTGTTGTTTATCAATCTCTCTTTTTCTTTTCTCGATAATAAATCTTATATACTCTTCGTCTTCTTTTGTGAGGATATCTCTATGTTTGCTAAATAAGATTGCTAGTTGATCACTATTGTTGTCTTTACCTTCTATTGTTACATCAAATCCCATTAACCAAGGTTCTGATACACCCAAAGTTTCAGCAAGCACTGATAAATTGGATTGCTTTGCTTTATAATTGCCGCTCAAGTAATTTGATATCAAAGATTTGTCTAATCCTGTTTTGTTGGATAACTCACTTTGCGTCATGTTATTCATTGCAAGCGCTTTGCGAAGTCTATTTGCAAAAGTGTCAGCCACCATATAACATCTCCCTTCTTAAACAAATTGTAACATTTAATTTAGAAAAAGTCAAAAAAAATTGAGAAAAAATCAAAAAAACGCTTGACACCGTAGTTGAGATATGCTAAACTTTAGTTAGAGTTGAGAAGAACTCAACGCAAAAAGGAGGTGGAAACAGTTGGCGAGACGTTATGATTATAGTAAGCTGTACGGAAGAATCAGGGAAGTATATAAAACGCAAACCGACTTTGCGAAAGACATGAATCTTAGCAGCCAATCTATTAATTATAGACTTACTGGCAAAATGGATTTTAAACAAGGGGAAATTGAAAAGGCAATGGATCTTTTAAAAATCAAACCAGAAGAAGTAATTGAATATTTTTTTACACCAAAAGTTGAGAAAAACTCAATTATAGAAAATGATTAATCGATTTATAACCACATAGAAAGGAATGATTTATGACCAAATTGACTTATACAGCAAAAGATATCTCAGAAATATTGCACGTTAGTTTACAAACTGCGTACAAAATACTTCGGGAATTGCAAAGACAATTTATGAATGATAATCCCGATTGCATTGTAATAACAAGATGTATTCCTGTTGAGTATTTTAACAAAAAAATTTTAGGAAAGGAGAAAAAATGAATGGCTTTACTTTTTTTAAAGATTACTATGACTTAATAACTTTACTACCCGAAAAAGACCAGGGAGAATTGCTTTTAGGCATTATGAAATATATGTTTGACGACGAAGAACCTAAATTAAATAAAAATCAAACTAAAGTCTACAACAATTTAAAAAGGCCTCTTCTTGTGAGCAAACACAAATCAAAAAACGCATCTAAAACAAATCAAACGCAAATCAAATCAAAATCAAATGAAAATCAAACGAGTAATCAAATAGATAATCAAAACGAAAACGTAGTATGTGCGTTTGAAACTATGTCTATGTCTATGTCTAATAATAATAAAAATATAAATAAAAATATATATAGTCGAGTAGTTGAATATTTAAACGAAAAAGTTGGTAGTAGCTATAAACCTACAACTAAAAAAACGAGAGACTTAATCACAGCTAGAATGAACGAAGGATTTGTTTATGAAGATTTTAAAAAGGTAATAGACATAAAAACAGAAGAGTGGTTAAACAACAAAGACATGGCTAAGTATTTAAGACCTGAGACTTTATTTAGTAACCATTTTGAAAGTTATTTAAACCAAAAGGGTGTAGTTGAGGAAAAAGCCAATAGCGAAGATTATAAACCAGACGGAATTCATAAAGTGGGAGAAACTTTTATTGATAGCGACGGAACCCAAGTTTACTTTAATAAAAATGGAGAGTTGTTTATAGCATGAAAGCAAATAAATACGAATTAGGGCTTATATACATTTTGCTACTAAAACCAGAGCTATTAAAAACATTGCAAGTTAAACCAGAGTATTTAGAAGATGCTAAGCTTAGCAACATACTAAGAGCTTTTATAAAGAAGACAAACGAGAGCAAAGATTTTAGTGTAGTGGATTTAGCTGACGGAGAACCATTTGATGTAAATGATCTAGCAGCAATAATTAGTGACGAAGAAAGTATAGTTTTAAATCCTGAAAAAGATTACGTACCTATTCAAAAACAGGTCATAAAGCTATACAAACAACGAGAAACAAAACAACTAGCAAATAAAACTTTAAACTTAAATCAAAATCCAGAGTCTTATAAAAGCGAGTTGGATAGAATACTAGCAATCGATTATCAAGACGATCAAGAGTATCTTACATACAACGGAATGCTTGAAACGATTGAAGACGAACAGCAAATAATCAAACTAAAATGTTTTCCAAAACTAGACAATGCGCTTCAGTTGGTTAGAAACGATTTGTTAGTGATAGGAGCAAAGTCAGGACTAGGAAAAACAAGTTTTATGTTAAACATTATGAATTCGTTAATGAAGGATTATAACTGCATATACATAAACCTAGAAATGAGCCCAAGCACTTTATTAAAGAGAATGGTGGCCATTAAGTCTGGAGTTAAGTATGCAAGTATCAAGAAACCAAAAACAGCAGAAGAAAGCGATTTGATAAACGCAGGAATATATTCGATAGCGGATTCAAGGGTAACTTTAATCAATGGAGCTAACACTATTGAACAAATTGAAGATGTGCTAAAAGTAACCAAAACCAAAAAACACACGATTATGTTTATAGACCATTTAGGATTAATCCAAAACAAAGGAAAAAGTTTGTATGAGAGGACAACTTTAAATGCGCAGGCAATAAGAACCCTAAGCTTAAAGTATGGTGTAACTATGATAGTAGCGAGCCAACTAAACAGGGATAGTGTTAAGAGTGAAGAACCAGACCTAACGTCATTTAAAGATAGTGGAGAAGTAGAAAACTCTGCCAGAAAAGCTATAGTGCTTTATGCAAATGATCCTAAAGACGTAGTTAATCTTAATCCAGTTATAAACGTAAAGATTGTAAAAAACGATACGGGAAGAATGAGAACCGTACCAATGAAATTTGAAAAAGAAAAACAAATATTCGAGGAGATTTAGAAAGGAAAGGAAAAGGAGAAAATGGAAGAAAATAAAAATACATTAAAACAAGAATTAGAACTTAGAGCAAGTTTACAAAAAAAGAAAAATTTAGTTAGAAAGGCATTAAAGAAAAAAGGAACTCTTAAAAGAGGTGGTAAAAATGACTATGATAAGTATTCATATTTTAGTGAAGCCCAATACAAAGAGTTGTTTACTGAACTTTTTAGTGAAAGTGGCGTAGAACTTAAAACCGAAGTTGAGGAAGTTAACGAAATAAACGGAACTGATAAGCAACCATTCGGAATAAGAGTAAAGATGCTATTTGAATTGTTTGATGTTGAAACAGGCTATAGCGAAAGAACTCACATATACGGAGAAGGTTTAGACAAAGGAGATAAAGCGTTATATAAAGCCTATACAGGAGCGCTTAAATATTATCTAGCTAATACTTTTATGGTAGCAACAGGGGACGATCCTGAAACTGAAAGCCCTGAAGGTAAAAAAACAAGCGCGAAAGCAACTCCAAGACAAGTTGAGATTATTAAGAGTGGGTATGCTGAAACTTTAGATAAATTATTAGAGTTTTATAAGATTGAAAAAGTAGAGGATTTAGATGTTAAAACAGCGAGCGGATTAATTGCAAAACTAAAAGAGAGGAGCGAGGCTAGCCATGCAGTTAGTGGAAATTAACAAAGAAGGAAAAATAGCGGTAGCTCAGGAATTCACAAAAGCTTACGCAGAGTTTGAAAAACAAAAGCTAGAAATAGAACTTAAATCTAAAGAAGTTAAAAAAGCCCTTAAAGAAGCTATGGAAAAAAACGGGATTCAAAGTTATGAAGACGACTTTATTAAAGCTACCTATAGAAGCGGAAGCGAAAGAATAACACTTGATACCAAAAGAATTAAAGAAGAACTTCCTGATGTTTACGAAGAGTACGCTAGGAAGAGCGATGTTGCTAGTTCAGTAATTTTAGAAGTCAAATGATGTATGAGATTGAGTATATTGACAAAGAACATCTTTACTTGTGTAACGGAGAGATAGTACTTAGCGTGACGCAAATATTACAACGAGTCTTCCCCGACAAGTATAAAGGCGTTCCTGATACTATTCTTAAACGAAAAGCTGATTATGGAACTATAATGCACGAAGCTATACAAACGTTTGAAGAAACAGGAGTGTATCCAGAACTTGATTATATCCAGGAGGCGAGTTTTAAGCAGTACCTAGAACTAAAAGAAAAGAACGAATTAGAGGTTATTGAACAAGAGCAAATTATTAATTACAAAGACATATATGCTGGTAGGTTCGACATGATTGCCAATGTGAACGGAGAAAAGTGCTTATTAGATATCAAAACTACTACAAAGTTAGACAAAGAGTATCTAAGCTGGCAACTAAGTTTATATGAATACGCTTACAACTCTATGCACGAAGGTAATAAATTCGAGAAATTATACGCGATATGGCTACCAAAAAAAGAACTAGGGGAATTGGTTGAAATCGAAAGAAAATCTGAAGAAGAAATAAAGACATTATTAGAAAAAATGGAGGGAGATAAAAATGATGTGGAATTGTTTACAATGTGAGTCAAAGGAAAAAAGATATATAGCTACTTTAATGGTAACAGTGCCTATGGAAGTAGAAGTATGGGCGGACGGCCTAGAGGAAGCTATGGAGAAAATTACAAACGAGGATTTTGTCTTAAAAGACGACATAGATAGAATTGTTTACAAAGATGCCGAGATAGAAGAAGTGACAGGAATAAGGGAGGACGCCTAATGAATAGAACATTTACGCTTGGAAATTTAACTGACGCCCCAGAACTTAGAAAAACATCTTCAGGAAAAAGCTATACAAGTTTTAGTTTAGCAGTAAATAGAATGCAAGGGGAAGAAAGAAAAACCGATTATTTAAATTTTGTGGCTTGGGAAAGAAACGCCGAAAACGTATGCAAGTATTGTGTTAAGGGTTCTAAGCTTCTTGTTGAAGGAAGAATACAAAACAGGACTTATCAAGCTCAGGACGGGACTAGAAAATTTGCAACCGAAATAGTGGCCGAAAGGGTTGTGTTTGTAGGAAGCAAGCCTGAAGCCATTGTTCAAAAAAGCGAGGAAGTTGAATTCCCTAAAGGTGAAACTATAAAAACTCCTCAAGAATCTCAAAGTGATCCATTTAAAGAATTTGGGGAAGAAGTAACAATTAATCCTGAAGATCTTCCTTGGTAACAAAAAAATGCGAGGAAACAAAGAGGAAATAAAAAAGTGGTTGTTTTTACAGCCTGAAGGTAAAACTTACGAGATAAAGGAGTATAGACAAAAAAGGAGTAACAACGCAAATTCGTATATGTGGGAATTGATAGGGAAGATAGCAGATGCAGTACATTCAACAAAAGACGAAGTAT